TCCCCAAACTTTGCACACCCGAAAAAGACGTTCTTCTTTTGTGAGACGAACTTCTCGGCGATCTTGTCTAGCTCTTCACGGGTATCAATAATCCTTTGGTCTGTGTACTGGCTTATCCCTACGACGCAAAAGCGTCCTTCTGCCGGTAATACGGCGTCCAATAGGTCAAAGCTCATTACTTATGCTTTCCGATGTAGCGCTTGATACGCTCTGTCATCCGGTAGGTAGGTACGGTGTCGCCTTTGAACCAGTTGTACACCGTCATGCGACTCACGTTGAAATAAGTCGAGACGATGTACACACTGATGTCTTTGGCGATGCAGTAGCGCCCCAAGGCTACACCCAGAGACTCGGCGTCCGCTTGTTTGTTCGCTTCAACCAAGCTCCGGCTGTAACCAATGCTCATGCTTACTCCTCGTCAGTCCACTCTTTGAGCACCGCGTTGAGATCCTTCTTCTCTTGCGGCTTGGGTTCGACTTTCTTGGACTCACGCTTGACCGGAGGCGCTTCTTCTACCTCCTGCTTGGGGGCTGCGATCTGCTTCACGGAACGCCCTGATGCATCGGCCTGATACGGCGTCATGACAACGATCTTCTGCACTTCAGGCTGAGTGGAAGCCTTAGTAGCAACTTCGTATTCGTTGCGGTTGATGAAGCGGTTCGCAGCGAACAGGACAGACTGATTGTCGTTGTCCTCGTTGAACGAGATCGAGGTCACAAGCTGATCGATGTTCTTGCCGTTGTTGGCGACGTACTTGGCGTAGTTCTCGAACGGATGCACTTTGTCCGAGGGGCTCTCACCAAACAGCGACTTGGACGCCAGATTCATCTGGTACACACGCCCTTCGAGCGTAGTGCCAAAGTCTTCTTCGAGCAGCACAGCCAGTCGGCGGGAGTAACGGCAAGCCTTGGAGTTGCCCTGACCAGAACCTTTGATGTTCTGCGGGCAGGTATCGCACCGATCACTCTGCGGATTGTTAACCCCAGCATCAGGCGCACGCCCATCGTTCGAGAAGCAGTCGGGTGCAGTGGGCTCGGCGTCGGGCGTCCACTGCTGTGCGTAGAAGATACGACCAACGTGCGGTGATGCGTTCACGATGATGGCGTTGATCGGGCCTTTGACTTTGCCCATCTCCTCACCGCCGACAACCTTACGGAAGATGCCGTTCTTGGGCACGATACGGGGGACACCCGTGCGACCGGCAAGCTGTTTGGTGAGGGCGCTGACTCCTGAGTTTTGCAGGAAGTCGGGCAGGTCTTGGTTCATCACAGTAAGTTCATTCATCTCAAGCTCCTTTGGAACGTCTAACAACCACGGTGTACTCACTCTCAACATTCAGGCCCGCAGGCTGAAGGTCTGGATTCTCTGTAAGGAACTCCTTCATGTGCGACTGATGAAGGCGCTTCTCCAGCAAGGCAAACGCATCATGGTCCCTGATGAACCGATACATTGAATCCCAATCATTCGTCCAGTACCGTGATTTAACCGAACGGATGATTGTCCCGAAAGGTGTGCGGATGCTATCCGCGCCCATCTGCTTGCAGGCGTCCAACATGCTCTGCTCTAACACCGCTGCTTGCTCTGACAACAGCTTATCTTTCGCCTCGTACTCTGACTTGATCGCTGTTCGTGCATCTCTGATCTTGATGAACGCCTCGGCTAACTTATCGAACTGTGGGGGAAGAGCTCCCCCTTCTGATGACTCAAACATCACTAACTCCTCAAGGTTGGGGAGGCTATGTTACAAGCCTCGTTTGACAATGTCAAGCGGTGGAAACCGCCTCTTTGTAGAGATCTACGATCTTGCTGTGGTTGTAGATTCCAGCCCGTAGCATCTCGTACAACTTGGTCTCGACAGGACTGCCTTTGATGTGGACGATGGTCATGTTGTGCTTCTGACCGGGCCTGTCGATACGTGCGTTTGCTTGCAGATAGGTCTCGACGCTTGTGATCGGGGCATACCAGATGATGGTGTCCGCCGCAGTGAGCGTGAGTCCGTGCGAAGCAGCTTGTGGTTGGATGATCAGCACCTTGGTGCTGCTACCGTTTTGGAAGCGCGTGACTATGTCGGTGCGCTTGTTGACGCTGACGTCTCCACTGAGTGTCTCCGAAAGAATGTTGTTCTTGGCGAGGTAGCGTTCGAGCAGGTCAATCGTATGCGTGTAGGGCACAAAGATCAACACCTTGTTCGCCGACTCTTCAATGACCTCCTGCACCACAGCCAGCCGGGGTGACACATCGAAGTCTACGACCTCTCCATTGTCGGTGTAGACCGAGCCGCAAGAGATCTGCACGAGCTTGCTGAGTTTGATTGCGGCGTTTACCGCGCTGATCTCCTCACCCCCCACCTCAAGCAACATCTCTTTGCGAAGCCGCTCGTAGTAAGTCACCTGCTGCTTGCTCATCGGTGCGTCCCTGAACACACTCGTCACCGGAGGCAGGTCAATACACTCGCGCTTCTCGAAACGGATAGCGGGCTGAAGTATCTTATGGACGACAGCGTCGGCATTCGGCTTAGGCATGTACTTGAACTGAGTGAGTTTGTACATGACCAAGTCTCGGTACTGCCCGAAGAAGGGCGGCACACCTTGTGGGTTCACAAGTTTAGCCAAGCCATACGCATCTATAGGGGACTGCGCAGCAGGGGTGCCGGTCAGCATCCACAGACCCTTCACGGTTCGCAGGATGTCCCGCAAACACTTCCAGCGGTTGGTCTGCGCGTTCTTGTACGCCGATGCCTCATCAACAACGATCAAGTCGAAGTTCGCTGCAATGACTTCCTTCTTGACGATCTCGACGCCATCGAAGTTGACTATGACAAACTCGGCGTCACCAAGGACGAGCTTCTTGCGTACCTCTGCTTGTGAGTGATGGGCTACAGCTACGCTGCGGTGTGTAGCGAACTTGAAGAGGTCTTGTTGCCATGCCGAGCGCATGATTGAGAGCGGGCATATGACCAGCACCCGCTTGATGACACCAAGCTTCATGAGGTAGTCGACAGCCCAAATAACTGACGCTGTCTTACCGGTGCCTTGCTCGTTGAAGCAGAACGCCTTTCGGTTACTTATCAAGAACTCAGATGTTTTTTTCTGATGCGCGAACGGTTCAATCCCCAGTGGCGCGGGCCACTGATATCCTTCTAATGACATGTCATCTCACTTTGGTGTGTGGTCGCTCTTCCTTGGGTACGACCGGTTGTCCGAGGCACTCTTGACGCGCAGATTGCTGCGAGTAGAAGTACCGCCTTTGCTCAGGGCTTGCTTGTGGTCAACGTCTTTGCCGTCGCCCTTCTTGACCAGCCCTTCACTCTCCATGATGCGCCTCGCTTTGTTCCGCGCAGCGCGTTTTTTCTTAACGCTAGGGGTACCGTCATACTGTTCGTACTCTTTCTTGTACGGTCTAGGCTTATTAACGTAAGGCATAGCTAACTCCGATTAAACTCACAAGCGGATACAGGGCAGAACCTACACAACGGGCTTTGCACCGGGTTCCAGACTTCCGAACCAAGCGCCTTCTCTATGCGGGCTACGCTCTGCGCAGACTTCTCCATGTACTTGTGCGAGTCTGCAACAACGTGCTCAGCCTTGACTATCTCGTTGCTCACCACGAACAGGAGCGCAGACTTGATGCGCTCGATCTCGGGGAACTTTTTGAAGATGCCGACTGCAACCAAGTCGAGCTGAGTCTTGTCGGCGTAGCGAGCGTTCTTGCTGGTCTTGAAGTCAACTGAGTACGCTAGCTTCTTCTCTTTGTTGAGGATGACCAAGTCGGCGATACCATGCCACCAGACGTCCTTGGCATCAAAGTCGCAAGCGGTCAGGTCTCTCGTTAGCCCAAGCTTGAGCTCGCAGTGCTTCTCACCTTCCACACTGTTGAGTTGGTCAAGCAAAGGCTTGATGTATCCGTACTTCTCAGGGATCGGCTTACCACTCTTGATGTAGTACTCGGCGGCAGAATGCACTGCTTTGCCGTAAAGAGTTGCTTCCGTATCCCTAAACTCAACGTCCTTGAGAATCTTGGTGTGGAAGTACTTCCGAGGGCACTGCTCGAAAGTCTTGAGGCTGCTGAAAGACCAGACCACTTTGTTCACTTGTAAAGCTCCCTCATCTCTTTGAGAGCGGTCAGCATAAGTTTGGTCTCAGCAAGTGCGGTGTACGCTTGCTCGATAGCAGCATCGAAGCTTTTCTCAAGCACAGCGTTGTGCGCAGCCTTAATCGAAGTCATAGCCTGCAGCATGGGCATGGCGTAGTCGACAATACCTTCTTGCTTAGCAGTCTCCATACGAAGCTCCGTAACCAGATTCACAGTTAAGGGGTAGGTCAGGTGCCCACTTGGGCCTGATCCGCATACATAGCTCTACGAACTCCACGGCTCGTTGACGTTCCTCCTCCGGTGCGATGATTGCAATAGCGTCATGAACCGTAAGCACCACTCTGTACTTCTTAGCAATCAGCAGCATCTGCTCGCCGATGGCGATACGAGCCAGTGCTTGACACACGTTCTCTACGATCTTCCCCCCGTACACCCGAGTCGGCACAGACTGCTTGCCTCTCTTGGTGTCGTACATGAACTCCACCTTACCTTCGTCGTTCTGTACTTTGCGCAAGTTGGGGTACTTCAAGTACAGCCCGTTGGGCAGTTTGATACCGCGCTTGCCCTCAACCTTGAGGATACCTCCTCTCCCGAACTCTGCATAGTTGTCGCTGAGGATGGCGTTCAGAATGTTATGCGAATCCTTCCATAGCTGTACTACCTTGGGGTTGGCTTCCCGATAGGTAGAAACTATGTGCCCTGCATCTTCTTCTGTGATGTCTACGTTGGAGGCTTCGAGCTGCACTTTGAATCGAGCGGGGCCGAGCCCGTACCCGCAGTTATGGACAATAAGAGGTCCTGCATCGGTCGCAATTGTGAATCTGTTCCTCGGCCCTGCTAAGGCGATGTCGTAAGTCTGCAATAGTTGCTTCGAGGTCTTCGACCTTACGCTTGTTTCCCGCGTTTTCTTTTTTTGTGGCAAATCTAAGGTTACCCGGTTCATACCCTTTGTTATTATCGATTCTATCGATGTCTCGATCTGGGTCTTCCCAATCTTGTAATGATATGAGGTAACGTAGGAAGTCGGCGCGATTTTTCCTCCAAGGCTCATACACTGTAATGCCTCTTCCACCGTAGTGCTTATAGACCTTACAAGTTTTTGTACAGCATCTAGAAATGATGCTTGCAATTCTGTTGAGTAGCCTAGTCCTGTGGTTATGATCTGGGACAATACTTTCGTACCCCCAATACATTTTTCGAGTAGCGCTTGATGCGGCTTTTGCGCATACGTTGCATCTGGTAGTACGCTTTGCCATGAAGTTGTATCGGAAAACAACCCCTTCCCATCCGCAATCGCATTTGACGACAGGGTGCCATCCAGCAGATCTACCGAGCGCACTGCTATGTCTTTGCCAATCTGTAACGACGAGAGTGCCTTGGCGAAAGCCGATTGGGACAGGGTATGGTTTGTAACTACCTCGGACCACTCCCGCCATCCATGTTCCGTCAGGATTTCGTGGTCCGGAGTAGCGTCCACCCCCCAAGACCGAATCGTCTCTTTGACCCCCTGTGGGATCACCCCTTGATGCGTCACCCATTCTTCACCATCCCATAGCGTATCCATAACTTGGATCTGTACTATAGGCACCCAACCGCGTTGAGTCAACACCAATGTATCAGGCCCAAAACAACCTAATAACGTCGTCTTACCCATGAAGCGCTGAGAGTCGCTTATGTGTTGAGTGGGTGTGCCGTAGATCCTTGATGCCATCAGCTTGTACGGGTCGTACTTGAAGTCCTTCTTGTCTATCCCTGCTGCGATCTCTTCGTTGTTCCTGTTGAACACCTCGATCATGTCTTCCTGCTCGGCGAGCCAGACCAGCGTACGTGCCTCAATCTGTGAGGAGTCAGCATCGATGATGACGTACCCCTCCGGGGCAACGATGGAGTATTTGAGCCTTGACTTGCGCGGTAGGTTCTGGAGGTTGAGCTTGTCATCGCCTCCCCACCGACCGGTGTGGGCTGCGTAGTATCGAAGAGGCACCGGCATCAGGGGGTTGCGCCCCGCCATATCAATGAAACGCTGAGTCCTTGTCTCTTCCAAGGTAGATTTAACACCCAGCCTAGCGGCAGCGAGTGCTTGGATTCTGGGGTCTTCATGTTCAAGCAATGCCTTGAACCCCTCGTCAGTCTTTGCAAACGCATAAGTTTCTGCGCCCGTAGTCGGGCTCTTCTTCATCGGAGGCTCGACACCGAACAGCCTCAGTGTCGCAGCGAACTTGTAGTTCGACATCAACTGCTCTTTGTCCACCATAGTCACGCTGGAGATCAGTTCCTCCTTTCGGTGTTGCACATCAAGCAAGTGCTCGTTGAGTACATTTGAATCCAACCGCAGGACAGGGTCGGAGTACATCTTGATGGTGAGGTCGATCAGCTTGAGCTCAGACAGCGGGAAGCCGCTTTGCATCATTGCGTGGAACAACTTACAGGTAAGCGCAACGTCGTTCTTGCAGTACTTTGCATAGCGAACGAGCTGATCAGGCGGGAAGTCGAGTCGGCGCAACCCCTTGGCGTTGACCACCTCAGTGCCCTTCACCCCCAACCCGTAGTGCTCGGCGAGCACAGCCAGACTCCCACCTACCTCAGTGCCGTGTAGCGCACGGCCCATCGACAGCGTATCCATCCAGTGCTTAGGCTTACGCCCGAACACCCACGACAGGATCGCACCATCGAACGCAGCGTTGTGAGCCAGCGCGTAGTTACCCTCGAAGTCGAACTGCTTGAGCCACTCTTCAGTGTCAGACATCGTTCCGCTGAACCATTGTGGCTCACCGTCATCGACCTGCACCGACACGCCAATCACTTCAAACTCTCCGCTCCGCACGTACTCCTCAGTTGTCATCTTGGTTAGTGAATACTCTTGCGAGTAGAACGTCTCGAAGTCAATCGTCAGTATCTTCATCAAACTCTTCCCGCCCTTCCTGTTTGAGGTCTTTGACCACCAGCCATGTTCTGTAGTTGTGCCGAAACGCTCGGCGATCTTCTGGCCCGATTGAAAACACAAACTTGGCAGTATCGTCCCGCATCATCTCCAACAGCCGTGTCCTGAATTGACCGGCATCAAAGTCTAGCCATGTGGCGTATTCGTTTAACCCTGACACGCCTTCACCAAACAGGAACCGCAGGGCAGTAAACGCATCAGTGTGGATGTCTCCGAGCGACTTCCCTTTCTTTCCTGTGGGTGGTCTTATGCATGCGTCCTTGATTGAAAGGTGTACCACAGAAGCCAGTAGCTTTTGACAAGCGCGAGTCTGTTCGTTGGTGTCTAAGAAACTGTTGGATGTGGGGTTTACCACACCATCAAAAACGCTGCTCATTTTTGATCCTTAATTAGCAAGATGAACCCATCAAAACTATTAATGTTTTCGTCGTTTACGACCATCGCTATACCCCCCGCGTCCATTATGTCGCTGAGATGCTTGCGCTGCAATGCAGTCGGCTTGTTGGACCCTGCTTTCGCTTCGATTGCCAAAAACTTGCCGTCTATGCAGCACAGGAAATCAGGAACTCCTGAGTTACCGTAGCCAGTACCCATGGGCATAGCGAAGTACACGTTGTGCTTTTTGAGCACTTCTTTTATGTGGGCTTTTACTTTTGATTCTGGTGTAGCCGCCATGTGCTCTCCTGAAGGGGCGGGAAAGATGATTGTTCCCGCCCACGGTTGTTAGACCCTTGTAACGTCCATCTGGTTTTTAAGAATAGCCATGCCGGTGTAGACAATCGCCCCAAGGAGCTCCTGCTCCAGCGCTTCGCCCTTCTTGGTAGTCACAGCCTCCTCCAGCTTCTTAGCCGCTTGCCCAGTCAAAAAGCCAGAGCCGTGCATGTTGGCGTAGTGGAGCCACGGTTGC